GCTCAGAGGAAGCGTTACAGGGATTACAGTCGGGGTTATTATGTCGATGGGTTAGGTCAAAAAAGATACTTAGCCAACCCTACCACCAATCAGCCAAAAGAAACAAGAAGTTTTGAGCAATGGAAGAATATCTCAGATGACGCTGGAATATTTAGAGGTGCTTTGGGGCAATGGGACAAGAGGGCATTTACACAACTACAGTTAAAAAGGTTAGAAAAGTTAATGAAGTATTTAAATTTGCAAAATAATATATAATATGAATCGTAGTCAATTTTCATCATTAATATCGAAAGGAGGCAAAATGAGATATGGGAATGTGAAAAAAAAGAAACCAGTGAAAAAAAAGAAGGTAGCTTATGGAAAAACAAGAAAATATAGTTGAAGTTCATGTGACAGGGGTTTCCTTGTCAGGAAAGGTGAAGGATGACGCTAACCGAGTTAATGAGGATAGTGAAGACCAGGCTTCTGGAGCAGAAGACAACCATAGCAAGTGACATGGTTGAAGGACGTATGGGCAATTTTGATGGCTATACGAGGAACGTCGGGGTGGCAGAAGGATTGCAACAATCTTGTGACATCATTGACGAAATGATTAAAAAATTAAACGAAGAGGATGAATGACATGTCTCATCAACATGATTTACCAGTACCAATGGGTTGGAAAGTTCTTATCCAGCCAAATGAACCAAAGAAAAGTACACAAGGTGGCATTGTAATTCCAACTAAAGCCATAGAAGCTGAGGAGTATTTAACAGCTCATGGCACAGTTCTAGCCAAGGGAGAGCTTGCGTATAGAGATAAAGATACCGGGCAATCTTGGAAATCACATTTTTTTCCAAAAATTGGTGACAAAGTGACTTATGGTAAGTACGCAGGGCAAAAACTTATCGTTAATGGTCAGAAAATGCTTTTGTTAAACGATGACGAGGTTACCTCTATCCTTCCCGAAGGTGCAGAGATAACTTCTTATGTCAATTAGGAGGATTGCTATGTCTGAAGATCAAATTAAAGAAGTAGAGCAGGAAATTGAAGAGACAGTAAAAAAACAAGCTGTTTCAGAAGATTTTCAAATAGAAGTTACAGATCAAGAATTAGAACAGAAAGAGCCGGAGCAGAAGGAACTTGATTTAAATGATGTAAATTATGGGGCAAAAGTTCAAAAAAGAATTAAAAAACTGGTTTCTGAGCGAAAGGCTGCAGAGCAACAGACAGCAGCATTGCAAGAACAAAACGCCCAGTTTCAAGCTCGATTAGAAAGACTGGAAAGAGGCAATCAGCATCAAGCTGAAAACAATTTTCAGCAACACTACAATGACACTAAAGCTGCATTAACAAAGGCTGTTGAGGAAGGTGACACGGAGTCACAAGTTAATTTCTCAGAACAGTTAGCTGATATGAGGGCTGCAATTCGAGTTAATGAGTTGCAACAAAGACAAATGCGAACACCCTCTCAGCCTCAAAGACGACCTGTTGAAGAGGAAGATAATAATCCTCCTCCAAAAAAAGCAATGACCTGGTGGCGAGAAAATGAATGGTTTAATGGCTCAGGTTTTGAAAGAGAAACGGCTGCAGCTCGTGCAATTGATGTCCAATTGGATTTGGAGGGGCTTGATAAAGAATCGTCAGAATATTACGATGAATTAAATAATCGTTTACGAAAGATCTATCCTGAGCTAATATCACCTAAAGCACCAAAAAGAGCAAAAAGCAGATCGCCTGTCGCACCTACTGCTGGTGGCTCGGCTGGAGGCTATAAGGGTAATAGAGTTCGTTTAACTCAAGATCAACTTAGGATGGCAAGAGAGCTTGGTATTACAGATGAAAAAGGTCTTAAAAAATATGAAGCAGAAATCCGTAACCAGAATAGAAGGGGATAATTGTGGCTAAACGAAACGTAAGAGCAAATCAAGTTAGAAAGAATATTCGAGAAGAAGAGTCTCGGCAGGAAACTGCATGGAAACCACCCTCTTTATTGGACGCTCCCGACCCTCGACCGGGAATGGTTCAAAGGTGGATTGCTACCTCGATTCAAGGTAAGGATACCCCAGACAACGTGTACAAGCGTATGCGAGCTGGCTGGGAACCACGCCCTGCAGATACTGTGAAAGATAAGAGATACCCAACTATTAATCATGGACAGTGGGCAGGTTGTATTGGCGTTGAAGGAATGTTGTTGTGCGAAATGCCTGTGGAAAAACACAGAGCAATGAAGAATTATTATTCTGGTAAGAACGCAGAACAAAATGAATCCGTCAGTTACGATCTGGATGCGTTAGGAAGTCGCTCGGGGTTGCCAATATCGCAAGATAGGCAAACAACAACGAGTCGTGGTCAAGATTTATCGATCATGAATGATTAATATTTAGCTCTAAGGAGTGATGAAAAATGGCAAATGTAGATGCAGCTTTTGGGTTTGTCCCAATTCGCACTATGAGTGGTTTTGCACCTCGAGCAAATAAGTACACTATTACGAGTACGCTGGCTGAAAATATTTTCACAGGCGATCTCTGTATTGTTACTTCTGGTGGCGTTTTAACACCGCATACTGCTACTGAAGTCAACAATATTGGTGTATTTGCAGGGGTAAGCTATACCGCTTCGGATGGTTCTTATGTTTACAGTCAGTATTGGCCGACAGGCACAACTGCTACAAACATAATAGCTTTTATTTACGATGATCCTTTCACTGTGTTTAAAGTGCAATCGGCTGGTAGCCCAGCTCAGACTAATATCGGTAATTGTGCTGATGTTGTCGCTGGAACTGGTTCGACCACTACAGGACAGTCGGGATTTGAAATTTCAGGAACAATGGCAGCAGGTACTGCAACGGCAAAAATTATTGCTTTGCATGATGCACCGGATAATGCCTTTGGAACCAATGCTGTCATGGAAGTGCTTATCAATGAGCACCTTCTCAAAGACAGTGCTGGCATTTAATCGGAGGGTATAAACAATGGCAATGAATAGAGCACAATTTGCAAAAATGCTTGAGCCAGGGCTGAATACTCTTTTCGGTCTTGAATATGATCAATATCCACCGGAGTATTCTGCGGTTTTTGAAGCAAATACTTCCCAAAAGGCATTTGAAGAAGATGTCCTGTTGGAAGGGTTTGGTTCAGCTCCAGTGAAAAATGAAGGTGCTGCTGTAGCATATGATTCGGGTAGCCAGCAATGGACTGCACGTTATCAGCATGAGACAGTGGCTTTGGCTTTCAGTATCACTGAAGAGGCAGAAGAGGATGGTCAGTATGGTTCAATTTCTTCTCGTTACACAAAAGCATTAGCACGATCAATGTCTTCTACAAAGGAGATCAAGGCTGCTAATATTTTGAATAATGCAACTGATTCTAGTTACACAGGTGGTGATGGGGTTGTTCTTTTGAGCACTGCTCACACTACTCGTAATGGAAATCAGAGTAACACACTGGCTACTGCAGCCGATCTTTCCGAAACATCATTGGAATCCATTCTAATTCAGATTGCTGATATGAAGGATGAACGTGGTCTACGGATTGCTGCACAAGGCACAATGCTGGTTATTCCAACAGCATATAGCTTTACTGCAGAACGTCTGCTAGAGTCTCAGTTGAGAACATCTACGGCTGACAATGACATTAACGCAATTCGTTCCGGTGGCTATCTGCCAAAGGGTTATCACGTTATGAGGCGTTTGTCAGATTCTGATCAGTGGTTTGTCAAGACTGATGTGCCTGATGGCTTAAAAATGTTCCAACGCTCTCCTCTAAAGAAGGGCATGGAAGGTGATTTCGAGACAGGAAATGTACGCTACAAAGTTCGTGAAAGATATTCTTTCGGTTGGACTGATTGGCGTGGAGTTTTTGGTTCCGAAGGAGCTGCATAATACTTAGGGAGGGTTAACACCCTCCCTTAATTTTTTTTAACTTCTGACAGCGAAAGCTGACACTAGCCAAGACAGGAGAAAATTATGGCTAATACTACATTTACGGGACCAGTTCGGTCCAAAGATGGTTTCGATGCCATCATAACTAATAGCACAACAGGTGCAGTTACTAATACAATGTCTATGGAAACTTATGTAGCAACAGTTACAGTTGCTGACGGTGCTACTACAGGCAAAGAGTCTGCTATTGGTATTCCTTCTAATTTTATACCAATGGGTGTAATGGTAGCAGTTACAGGAGCAGCATCTAATGCAGTTAATTTACAAGACATAGGCACAGATGCCGATACGGATGGATTTGTAGACGGTATTTCCGCTGCAGTAAACTCAGTGGGATTCAAAGGATTTTTTCCTTGCAATGGCGTTTTAGGAATGTCTGGAGGAACTACTACAGCAGCCACAGCAACTGCGGATGAAGTAGAGGTTGTTCTTTCGGGAGATCCTGGGGCAGATACTACTGTTGTTCTGAAATTCTTTGGATTGTCTAGCTCTTCTGATGCTTCTTAAAAGGGAGGTAAATTATGGCAGACATTACAACATCAACTAAAATATCAGAAAGCACTCGTGAGGTTGTTTATGCTTTTCAGTATCAATATGTTGATACAGGTAATGAAAGTGCTGTGCTCAAAATAGATGTATCTGGTTTGAGTAATAGTGCAGATGGTAGTGCTTGTACAGGAGTCCGGATAGCAGAAATATGGTGGGTTATATCCGCAATGACTGTAGAGGTGCTGGCTGATGCAGATACAGACGTTATTATGTTGCATTTGACAGAAGGGCAAAGTGGTTACCAAGACTTTTCTACAGTAGGAGGATTGCCTACAAGCTCTGGTTATGGAGCTAATGGTACAGGTGATATAAAATTTACCACTACTGGTGCAGGTGCAGCAGGTGATGCTTACCAAGTTGTTATCCGAGCAATAAAACAATACTAATGGCAACTTCAGGCACAGTCGCATTTAGACCTAATGTAGAGGAAATAATTTCCGAAGCATATGAACGTTGTGGTATTGATGCTCAAACTCGCACAGGCTATCATGCTGAGTCGGCTAGACGCAGTTTAAATATGCTTTTTTCGGAGTGGGCTAACCGAGGTATTAACTATTGGGCGGTTCAAAATAATACATTGAGTTTGGCTGCTGACACGATTGTTTATGCGTTGCCAGCAGGGACAATAGATTTAATTGATGTTGTAGTTAGGGAGACTTCTGGCAGCACAACGACAGATACNGTTATAAACCGGGTTAGCATTGCTAGTTATAATCAAATTCCTAACAAAAGCTCTTCTGGTAAGCCAAGTCAGTACATGATTGACAAACAATACACGCCAAATATTTATGTGTGGCAAGTTCCTGAAGACACATCTTATTCTTTGCTTTATTGGTCAATAAATCAATTAGAAGATGTTACAGAATCTAATCAAGATGCAGATATTCCGTATCGTTGGTCAGATTGCATTTGTGCAGGGTTATCTAGCAAGTTGGCAATGAAATATCAGCCAGAAAAATTTGATATGTTAAATCAGGTTTACGAAAGGGCATTTGAATTTGCAGCGTCAACAGATAATGATGGGGTTTCTATGAGAGTACGACCAACTGGATTAAATTTATCTTGATATGTATGCTAGAAGAGCTAAAGGTAAAAAATCAGTAGCCATTAGTGATCGTAGTGGTTTTAAAGTCCCCTATAAATCGTTAAAAACGACTTGGGATGGTTTGCGAGTGGAACCTGAAGAGTGGGAGCCTAAGCATCCCCAGCTTACCCCTGCAAAAAATGTTATTGATGCTACAGCATTATTTAATCCAAGGGCAGATAATGATCCTGACCCTATAGAATTTTTTGTCGGATATAATTATGGTGATATTACAGCCGATGCTCAAAGCCGACCATCTATTGGAATATCAGGCACAGGTGCAGTAGGATTTAGCCAGGCAACTAGCGATCTTCAGGTGTTTGTGGTTGAAACAGGATTAGCTGGTACAGGTGCAGTTGGCACAGAGTCAATTACGAATGATATAGCAGCACTTACAGGCGTAGCTGGTACAGGAGCTGTAGGGACAGAAACGCTTGAGGCTTCAATTACTGAAGTTGGCGTAGCTGGTACAGGAGCTGTAGGGACAGAAACACTTGAGGCTTCAATTACTGAGGCTGGCGTGGCTGGTACAGGAGCAGTTGGTTCTGAAAGCCTTAACATTGGTGGTTGGGGTAATGAGGCTTGGGGCGACAATACATGGGGTGATGGATAGATGAATTACACGACATTAGTTAGTACAATACAAAATTTTGTGGAGGATGATTCCACGGAATTGTCTAATTCAATTCCAACAATCATTACTCAGGCAGAGTCAATGGTTTTTCAATCATTGCCAAATCTGCCTTGCTTTCGGAATGTAACTACTGGAACATTGGTTGTTGGCACTGCTGATTACACTGTGGCTGACGCTCGAATGATCCGTCAAGTTTCAGTCACTGATTCAAGTAGCAATGTAAATTATTTGGATCACAGGGTTGATTCTTATTTAAAAGATTATTGGAAAAATTCAGCTACAACAAGCACACCAATAATGTATAGCACCAAAAATGCAACAACTTCTGGAACAATTGTCACACTTGCACCCACACCTAGTGCAACTTTGGCTTATCAAGTGGATTACATTGCACCAGAAACAGGTTTATCATCATCAAATGCTAATAGCTGGGTTGGAGACAATGCAGAAAATATATTATTAGCTGCTTGTTTGTATGAAACTTCAGCTTTTCTTAAAGCAGCAGAAACGCTATCCTTGTACAAAGCACAATTTGATGAAGCATTAAAACTTTTTCAACAAGAGATGATTCGAGATTATTCAGCAGAATATAGTGGAGGTATTTAGATGGCAATTACACAAGCAATGTGCACAAGTTTTAAGTCTGAGATCCTGCAAGAAGGTCATCAGATGGACACTGATACAATCAAAGTTGCACTTTTCACAAGCAGTGCTAGTCTTGGTGCAAGCACCACAGCATATTCAACTAGCAATGAGGTGAGTGGGACAGGTTATACCGCAGGAGGTGTAACTTTGACTAGCACCACAGTTGCAACCACTGGAACGGTGGCATATTTCGATGCAGATGATCCGTCTTGGACTTCAGCATCATTTACTGCCAGAGGTGCATTAATCTATAACGACACAAATTCAGATAAAGCAATTGCGGTATTGGATTTTGGTGGTGATTTCACTGTTGCAGGTGGAACATTTAAGATTGTTCTCCCAGCAGCAGGAACTGCTGCAATTATTAGAATAGATTAAGGAAAAATTATGGCAAGTACCTATGTAAATGATTTACGACTCAATGAGATGGCGACAGGTGATGCCTCTGGCACATGGGGAACTGTCACCAACACCAATTTAGAGCTGATTGCTGAAGCATTTAGTTATGGCACAGAAAATATGGGCAGTGACGCAAACACTACCATAACTGTGGCTGACGGATCTTCAGACGAGGCACGCTCTCTATATCTGAAAGTGACTTCCACTTCACTTAGTGCAGATAGAGAAGTGACCCTTGCTCCAAACACATTATCAAAAGTATGGATTGTTGAAAACGCTACCACAGGTGGCAAAGCCATCACCATTAAGCAAGGCACAGGTGCAACGATTGATATTCCTAATGGGGATGTGAAAATGGTTGCCACAGATGGTGCCGGAGCTGGTGGTGCGGTTTATGACCTTATGGTTGACTTGAATGTTGCCACCAAGCTAACGATTAAAAACCCATCTACAAGCGATGACACTCCGGCAACATTATTGTTACAGACTGGCGATACGGACATTGCGGTTGATGATAAATTGGGAGTAATAAATTTCCAGGCTCCAGATGAAGGAGCAGGAACAGATGCTATTTTGGTGGCTGCAGGAATTGAAGCCATTTCAGAAGGGGATTTCTCTAGCAGTAATAATGCCACCAAGTTAAGTTTTAAGACAGGGGCAAGTGAAGCAGCTGCCGAGAAAATGTCTATTAGTAGTGTTGGAAACGTCACTATGAAGCAAACCGCTACAGGCGACGACACTCCTATGACTCTGCTTCTCCAAACTGGAGAAACAGACATTGCTGCTGCCGACAAACTTGGTGTTATAAATTTTCAAGCTCCTGACGAGGGTACAGGCACTGATGCGATATTGGTTGCTGCCGGAATAGAAGCTGTTAGTGAAGGTGATTTTAGTAGTAGCAGTAATGCCACCAAGTTAAGTTTCAAGACAGCTAGTTCGGAAGCAGCAGCTGAAAAAATGGCTATTAGCAGTGTGGGTAATGTCACCATGAAACAGACAGCAACAGGTGATGACACCCCGATGACATTGCTTTTGCAGACTGGCGAGACAGACATTGCTGCAGATGACGTACTGGGCAAAATACAGTTTCAAGCTCCTGACGAGGGTACAGGTACAGATGCTGTCCTAGTTGCTGCAGAAGTGGCTGCAATTTCTGAAGGGGATTTTTCCAGTAGTAGCAATGCAACCTCGTTGTCATTTAAAACAGGCAGTTCCGAAGCTGCCACAGAAAAAATAAGAATAACGAGCAACGGAAACCTTTTAGCGAACACGACAGCAGCTGGAGCATCCTCAATTGTGCATGAACTGCGAACCCCAACCGGTTATGACGATGGCAAGTGGACAATGAAATTGGTGGGCACAAGCACAAACACGGACGCCACAGGGCCGTATGGACTGTGGGTTAACTATCCTAATGCCACGCCCGACAACAATAGCACTAACGACTTTTTCTTTGCGTCGGACGCTACTGCTGGTAGATTTATTATAATCTCCAGCGGTGATTACTGGAGCGCAGACGGCGGTTGGGTAGATTCTGACGAAAATTTAAAAGAAAACATCACAGACGCATCATCAAAATTGGCTGATATTGAAAAATTAAAAGTTAGAAATTTCAACTGGAAAGAGAGCCATCATCCATCTGTGGCAGATAAAAAATTAATTGGCTTTATAGCTCAAGAAATGGAAACTGTTTTTCCCGGATTAGTTCAATCACATGACATCAATCCGCAAGGGAAAGATGGCACCCCGAACATGAAAAAAGGCGTTAAAACGACTGCTTTGATTCCGATTCTAACAAAAGCCTTGCAGGAATTAAGTGCGAAAGTGACTGCATTAGAAGCAAGAGTAACCACATTGGAGGGTTAAGTTGGCATGTTCTGCTTGGACAGTAACTTGGGAAATTTTTATTTCAGTGATGATGCTCGTTTGTGTAGCGTCTTTAGTAGGCATTCTTGGCTATGCGTGGTATGAATTATGGAAGAACTAAGAAAATTAGAAGCAGAATTTAGACAACACGAGGCAGTTTGCCAAGAACGCTGGCTAGAAATGTTGAGTAGGATAAAACGCTTGGAAATGATTTTACTTTCCAGTGCAGGAGCTACAATTTTTTTATTATTAACTATGGTAGTTAATTGAGGATTTATGATTGATCGATCCAGCCAGCATAGGTCTAGCAATTGCAGGGGTAAAAGCTACTGCCGAATTGGTAAAGAAAGGTATCGATGCTGCACGAGACGTTAACGAAGTAACTAAGGATTTAGGTCGGCTTTTTGACCACACAGAAACTCTTAGCAAAGCAAAACAAGAAGTAGGCAAGGGGGAAAAGAGCAAGTCGTTGTCACAAAGTGCAATGGACATAGTAATAGCTGAGGAGAATGCAAAAAAACAAATTGAAAACATAAAGCAAAAGTTGTATTGGGGACCATACCCAAACGGTGCAGAAATATTTAAAAAATTTATGTCTACTCGCCAAAAAATGATGCGAGAGCAGAAACTTGAAGCAGAAAGGCAAAGGGCAAGAAGAAAACAAAGAATTGACAATGTTATTTATTACGGAAGCGTTATTGCAATTTTAGGTTTTGGTGGCTTTATGATTTGGTATGTAATTGATGCTTTGATTAGCATGGGTCAAAGAGCAGGAAAGTGGTAATGAGTATTTTTTTAATAGGAGTGGAAGAGTTGACTGGTAAAAAAACATTACAGGATAAATCAGAATATAATTATTTAGATTATGACGGTGACAATGAAATCAGCGACAAGGAATTAGAAACTCATCATAAGATTATGCAAGCAAAGCGTGAAGAATTACAAATTGAACACGCTGAGAAAATGCTGGATCAGCAGCGTTATTTATGCTGGGTCTCCTCTATATCTTCTATTGGTTTGCTTCTGGTATTACTAACTCCAATAATTCCGTTGCAGCGAGTTGAAATGGTGACGGCACTCCTTTCAACGTATGTGGTGGCGAATCTCGGCATAGTGGCTTCGTTTATGGTGACAACTGCGTGGGGGAGACGAAATGGAAAATAAAAAATGGTACGCATATATGGATGAATTTGGGATATGGAGAGCTACAAATAATTCGTGGATAATTCCGAACAACACAAGAACTCGTAATAGTTTTCAATCAGAAGAAGATGCGGAAGATTGGATAGCAAAGGAGAAACGCAATGGCATTAACAGCACTCTTGGGTCCAGCAACAAAGTTACTTGATAAGTTTATTGAAGACAAAGATCAAAAAAACCAGTTAGCTCATGAATTGGCAACAATGGCTGATCGCCATGCTCAAGAACTTGCTAAGGGTCAATTACAAGCCAACATTGAGCAAGCCAAAAGTTCTAGCGTTTTTGTGGCAGGAGCAAGACCAGCTATTATGTGGGTGTGCTGTTTGGGACTGCTAACACAATTTTTTGTTATGCCGATTGCAGAGTGGGCAACCGCAATCTGGGCACCAGATGTTGCTCTTCCTGAATTGAATACCGAACAGCTTATGACACTAACCCTGTCCCTGCTTGGTCTTGGTGGAATGAGGTCATTTGAAAAGTCAAAGGGTGTTGCTAGAGAGAGTTTAAAATAATGGCAGAATTTAGTCTTAGTGCGAGAAGTTTAGACCGTCTGCGTGGGGTGAATCCCAAATTACAAGCTGTGGTGCGGAGAGCAATAACTCTGACCAAAGTCGATTTTGGAGTAATTGAGGGGGTGCGTACTCTTGAGCGTCAGCAAGAATTGTTCGATAGCAAAGCCAGTCAAACCATGAAAAGCAAGCACCTTGCCGATGAAGATGGTTATGGTAGTGCCGTAGATCTAATGGCGTATGTTAAGGGTCGGGGCTGTTGGGAGCTAACTGTGTATGACGACATAGCGGATGCCATGAAAGAAGCTGCACAAGATGCAGACGTTAGCATTCGGTGGGGTTGTGCATGGCACATAAGAAATATTTGTGATTGGGATGGCACAATGGAGCAAGCCATGAATGCGTATATCGATTTCAAACGCATATCAGGTAAAAGACCGTTCTTGGATGGCCCACATTTCGAGCTAGGAGAATAGATGCCACTAACTCAATTAAAAATTAAGCCTGGAGTGGTAAAAGATTTAACCAATTATGCTACTGGGAAGTTGGGTCCATTTTGGACTGATTCTGATAAAGTCAGATTTAGAAATGGATTTCCTACAAAGATTGGTGGCTGGGAAAAAGAAACTTTGAATGGGCTTGATGCAAGTGGAGATGTTGACCGATCCTCAGAAGGTGTCATCAATGGAACACCAAGAAATGTCAAATATTGGCGTTCTGTGACCAATAATCAAGATTACATTGCCCTTGGAACATCTTCTCACTTGTACATCATTCTTGATGATGTGGTGTATGACATTACCCCTGTTAGAGCAACTTCTAGCAATCTATCGAACCCTCTGACGGTAACAGATGGATCAACCACCGTAACAGTCGCAGACAGCTCTCATGGAGCGTCCGTTGGCGATTGGGTTGTGATTACTGATGCAGCAACCACAGGTGGAATTGCAGCAGACACATTGAATCGGTATTCGGGATTTCAGATAACTACAGTTGTGGATGCAAACAATTTTAAAATTGAAGTGCCTTCAGCAGCCACATCGTCTGTTTCTGGTGGTGGGGGAACAACATTAGATGTCACTTATCTGGTTTCAGAAGGATTAGGCACTTCAAGTGGAGCAGGGGCAACAGGTTGGGGAGCTGGAACTTGGGGATTATCAACATTTGGCACTGCCAGAGCTGTTGCGGTGGATGTTGAGCTTTCACAATGGTCATTGAGCCTATGGGGTGAAGATCTTATTGCAACGGTCAGAAATGAAGATATTTATTTCTGGGATTTATCAGTAGGGCTATCAACAAGAGCTGCATTAGTGTCAGGAATTGGTGGGGCAGGTGATGTCCCGACTAAAAACCGCATGACGATTATTAGCTTCCCAGATCGGCATTTAATTAGTGCTGGCTGTGTGCCTTATGGTGGATCGGCTATAGACCCGATGCAGGTGCGATGGTCAACTCAAGAAGACTACGACATGTGGACTCCTACAGCCACCAATACGGCTGGTGGTCAAAGATTACAAATTGGAACTAAAATTGTGACAGTAGC